TTGAGGTTCCCGAAGAAAAAACTGACATCATCTCTGAGATGGTGACAGAACTAGATTCGATGGAAGCAAAACTCAACGAGCAAATCGATAAGAACGTTGCTCTGACCCGTGAGGTTGGTGCATTCGTGAAGAATGGGATTGTGAGTGAGATCTCTGAGGGTCTGGCAGCTACCGAAAGGGAAAAGCTTGCTGGTCTGGCAGAGGGTGTTGAGTTTGAAGATGAAGAGTCATTCCGCAGCAAAATCGAGACTCTGAAGGAGTCGTACTTCTCTAGCAAGCCCCAAGCGGCAGCAGAGACGATTGCTGAAGATGTCCAACCTGTTGTGGATAGCGATATGACGGAATCGATGTCACGTTACGTCGATGCGCTCCGTCGCTGGACTAAGTGAATTAGTCATTAAACCAATTTTTCCAAAACTATAACCTAAAGAGGTAAAAAGCAAATGTTCAAATCCGAGCATCTGCAGGAAAAGTGGTCCCCCGTTCTTAACTGCGAAGGTCTTGATTCCATCAAGGATAGCTATAAGAAAGCGGTAACCGCAGTCCTGCTTGAAAACCAAGAAAAGTTCCTGGCTGAAGAGCGTGGCGTGCTGACTGAAGCAGCACCTACAATGTCTGCTGGCACTGGTGGTTTCAGTGGTTCTTCCACTGCAACTGGTCCTGTTGCTGGTTTCGACCCCGTTCTGATTAGCCTCATTCGCCGTTCGATGCCTAAGCTGATTGCTTATGACATCGCAGGTGTGCAACCGATGACTGGACCTACTGGTCTGATCTTCGCAATGCGCTCCAGATACGGTACAACTCGTACAGGCACTTCTAACGAAGCGTTCTTCAACGAGGCAGACACCGAGTTCTCCGCAGAGAACGCAGCATCTGATCTGGGTAGAACTGCTCAGGCAGGTAGCAACCCTGGTCTGCTGAACGACAGCGGCACCTACAACACCTCCGACGGTATGCCTACCGCCGAGTCTGAGGCACTGGGTGATGCTGCAGGTAACGCATTCGCAGAAATGAACTTCTCCATCGAGAAGGTCACTGTGACTGCTAAGTCCAGAGCACTGAAAGCTGAGTACAGCTTGGAACTTGCTCAGGACCTGAAAGCAGTTCACGGTCTGGATGCTGAGAGCGAACTCGCTAACATCCTTTCTACTGAAGTTCTCGCTGAGATCAACAGAGAAGTTGTTAGAACTGTCTACAAGATCGCTCGTCCTGGCGCTCAGAACAACACTGCAACTGCAGGTATCTTCGACCTCGACGTTGACTCCAACGGTCGCTGGTCTGTTGAGAAGTTCAAGGGTCTCCTCTTCCAGATTGAGAGAGATATGAACGCAATCGGTCACGAAACTAGACGTGGAAAGGGCAACATCCTCATCTGCTCCGCTGATGTGGCATCTGCTCTGTCTATGGCTGGTGTTCTTGACTACACCCCCGCACTTGCTGGTAACAGCAACCTGCTCCCCGACGACAACAGCAGCACCCTCGCAGGTACTCTTAACGGTCGTATTAAGGTCTACGTCGATCCTTACTCTGCTAACGTTTCTGACCGTCACTTCTATGTGGCAGGTTACAAAGGTAGCAGTGCATATGACGCAGGTCTCTTCTACTGCCCTTACGTGCCTCTGCAGATGGTTCGCGCCGTTGGTCAGGACACCTTCCAGCCGAAGATCGGCTTCAAGACCAGATACGGTCTCGTTGCTAACCCCTTCGCAGAAGGTACTGCACAAGGTAGTGGTGCACTCACCGCTAACGCTAACCGTTACTACAGACGTGTTCTGGTTGACAACCTTATGTGATCCGTTGGTCATATATTCAACACACAAGGACCCTTCGGGGTCCTTTTTTTGTGTAAATAAATGATATGATGCTAGTACCTATGCCAAGGAATGGAATGACACGAAAGGAAATGGAATGTCGCGTCCTCAAGCTCAAGCATATGCTCTACAACGGAAACTACCAGCACAAGAATGGAGACTTCCACGACGGTGCACACGAGATGCTCAACAAAGTCCTGAACATCATTGAGGAGTATCGGTACTAAATAGAGTACGGAGACCACTAATATAGCAAATGTCATTCGCTACTCAAATCAGCAATAGAAACTTTCTTTCCCCAGGTGGTTTCCGTTTTACCCTGGCAAAGTATCCTAAGGTTGCATACTTTGCACAAATGGCAAGCATACCTGGTATGCAGTTGTCTATGGTTCAAGCGCCTACCCCGTACCGTGAAACATTCATTGACGGAACAATTTCTTATAGTAGGTTGAACCTTACGTTCATTGTGGACGAGGATCTCGAAAACTATATCATCCTCCATAACTGGATGAGAGCACTTGGTGTTCCAGATAGGTTCTCAGAACGTGCAGAATTTGAAATTGAAGCTAACACCACTTCACGAAACCGTGATTTGGGAACAGACTTCCGTTTTGCTGATGGAACTCTGAGCATCCTGGATTCAAACTTCAATCCAAAGTTCAATGTTGTATTCCAAGATCTGAAACCTGTTGATCTTAGTACACTTGACTTTGATGCAACGTTAGGTGATCAAGAGTATTTCCAAGCGCAAGCAACCTTCGACTTCCTATCATACGAAATCCAACAACTTGATGGCACACGAGTTGCCAAACTAAAATAAATTATGGCACTACTTGATGAATTGCAGCAGTCCTGGGCAAAGGACTGTCTGTTTGATGAGATGAATCTGGGAGAGGAATCTCTAGTCATACCCAGACTACATCAAAAATACTTCGTATACTTCAACAAATACAAATTGATTCTTGAGGATGAGAAGATGAAACTCAAGAGGATTTGGCGTGAGAAGTGGTTGTGGTACAACGGTAAGACGTGCAACGACGACGGAGAAGCATTTGATCTAAAAGTTCTTAAGGGAGATATTAACACATTCCTTGAGAGTGATGAGGACATTCAAAAGCAGCAACTCAAAATCGCATACTTTGAAACTTGCATAAATTATATTGAGAACATTCTCAAGATGATTAACAATCGCGGATTCCAAGTGAAGAACGCGATTGATGCAAAGCGGTTTGAGTTTCCTGTATGATGACGATTATTGAGAAGAAGAACGAAGTATTCCTCAAGATTAGAACAGACTTACATATCCACCAGGAACTCTCAGAATACTTTAAGTTTGAGGTACCCGAAGCGAAGTTTCTCCAGAAGCAACGCAGGTATAAGAGATGGGACGGACACATCCGTCTGTACTCTCCTGGCACTGGAGAACTTCACGTGGGATTGTTTCCATACCTAACTGAGTGGCTTGAAACAAAAGGCTACGAATATACCATTGAGGAGTCTAAGTATTATGGAACACCTGGGGACCAAGATGTCAGCATATCACCTGAGGCAGTTGCGGGTTTTGTTAGATCTCTACGTCTGCCTTTCAAGGCAAGAGATTACCAACTGCAATCAATTTATAGCGCACTTCGACATCGCCGTAGACTCCTACTATCACCCACTGGGTCTGGGAAATCTCTGATTATCTACAGTCTCGTACGTTGGCACTTGCAGTTCAACCGCGAGATTCTAATCATTGTTCCCACAACCTCTTTGGTTGAACAACTTTATCAAGACTTTCAAGAGTATGGATGGAACGCAAAGCACTACGTCGGTAAGATCTATGGAGGGCACGACCGTTATGTCACAAGTCCTGTCGTCATATCTACGTGGCAATCTATCTACAAAGAGCCTAAGAATTACTTTAATAGGTTTGATGTTGTTATCGGTGATGAAGCACACCTCTTCAAAGCAAAGTCCCTAACATCAATTCTCAATAAGTGTCACGATGCTAATCACCGTATTGGTTTGACTGGCACGTTAGATGGAATGCAATCTCACCAGTTACAACTGGAAGGTGTATTCGGACAAGTGAATCGTAATATCAGAACTAAGGATCTACAGGAACGTGGCGCATTGTCTGACCTGAAGATCAACATCCTAGTGTGTAAGCACGATTATGTTGGGTTTGATAGTTATCACGACGAGATGAACTATATCATCTCTCACGAAAAACGCAACAAAATCATCACAGGGCTTGCGCGGGATCTAACTGGCAACACGCTGATCCTATTCAACTACGTGGAAAAACACGGAGACCCACTTTGGGACCTGCTAAATAGTCGTGGGGAAGGTAAAAAACTTTTTTTCGTACACGGTGGTGTCCCCACTGAAGAACGAGAAGAGATCCGCAGCATATGTGAGCAAAGTGATAACGCCATCATTCTTGCTTCATACGGTACTTTCTCAACTGGTATCAATATTAAAAACCTACACAACGTAATATTTGCATCCCCATCTAAATCAAGAATACGAAACTTACAATCTATAGGTAGAGCTCTCAGAACGCACGACTCTAAAGGTCGCGCAACTCTATATGATTTCGCTGATGATATTAGCAATGGGCGTTTTCGTAACGCAACTTTGAATCACTTGGTTGAACGTATCCGCATTTACAAGGATGAAAAGTTTGACTACTCAATCACAGAGATCAAATTAGGAGGAAACTAAACGTATGTCTCTAAACTATGTAAGACCTGATGAAGAATTCTTTGGCGTTCTCAAATTGACGAACGGTGAAGAGGTTCTCGCTCGCACTATTGTGGTTGAAGAATCAGAAGGTACACACGTAGCGTTTGTGCAAGATCCTGCAAAGGTTCACGCAACTGAGACAATGAAAGATGAGAAGAGAGCAGTTGCTGTTGGATTGAAAAAATGGATGGTCTTCTCTGATGAAGACTTCTTTATTATCCCTCAAGATAGAATCGTCACCATCGCGCCAATGTCCCACGAGGCGATGTTGATGTACAAGTATTTTGTCAGAACCGAACTGGGCGGAGGAACCGATGTCAAAGCAGCATCGAAAGACGCCCGCGATCTAAACGACTCAATGGGGTTCCTTGGTAAAGTTGACCAACACAGAAAGATGTTAGAAGATCTGTTTAACTCAGATAATAGCTAATGTCTCTTTCCAACCCTGACAGTGTTGAGTATAATTAAATTATTAGGACTTGTCAAGTCTTTGGTTTTCTGATATACTTTTGTTATGAAACGGGTACAAGTAAATGCCTTTGTTAATGGAAAGAAAAAAGAGCCAACACTACGTTGATAACCAACAGTTCCTTGCGGCAATCATTGCTTACCGTGAAAAAGTTGAGCTGTCCAAAATTCGTGGTACGAAGAAACCTCGTATCGATGAATATATCGGTGACTGTTTTCTAAAGATCGCCACACACCTTTCATATAGACCTAACTTCATCAACTATATGTACAAGGAAGATATGATTTCTGATGGTGTGGAGAACTGTGTACAGTACATTGATAACTTCGATCCTGCAAAGAGTCGAAACCCATTTGCATATTTCACACAGATTGTATACTATGCTTTCCTAAGAAGGATTGCTAAAGAGAAGCGACAGATGGATATTAAAGATAAGATCATTGAGAAGTCTGGTTTTGATCAGGTCTTCCACTCTGATGGTGATGGGGATACTGCACAACTGAATAGTATCAAATCTCGAATTGAAATGAACAACAGGTATTGACTATGAAGGACGAACCTATTACAGTGGAAGACTACAAGTTGGTTAGCGACGAGTTCTTCCAGAAATATAACTTTGTGGCAGACCGTCTTGGTGTCACGAAAAAAGCAGAAGACATTCTGAAAGTTATGGAAGCACTCTCGGGTGCTGTTATGAAAGACCGCGCTAAACAGAAGGTAGGACCCTTTGGATTCAACAAACAAAATGCAGGAAGTGAAGAAGAAGCAGTCGATCCTGACCTCTCTGGGTCCGAATCCGACGGTTGAAAAGAAGATCCCTGATGATGTAGAATGGATCGATAACGCCTTCTATATTAAGAAGACACGTTTTGGTATGTACACCAGTGTTTTGAAGGAACCAATTCTTGGTGCCAACTTTATCACAGGTGCTACATATGATGCTGTCTTGAAAGTTTCTAGATGGCATCTCAAGTGTCTACAGGATGGATCACTTGATGATTACACACGCACCATTAACGACGGTATTGTCGGAGGTAAACTATGAAAAAGCAACTCATCATTGAGAAGACAA